CATGCCGTACAAAAACTACGAGGTAGAAAACGGCATAAACGATGCCCTCCCATTTTGGGCGCGTGAGCAAGACGCAGAAACACAAGCTGCGATGCACAAAGCGGGTCATATAAAGGAGGCAGCATGATCCAGGAAATCACAAACCAAGAAAAGCGGCTGATGGAAATGGCGCTTGATGAACTGGAAAGCTTCGCTCGATGGGGTGAGTGGACAAACCAAGAGGCTAGCGGTCATGCCTGTATAGTCGCCAGACGCTACCTAGACGCAGACTGGCTACGCTTCGACCTGCAAAAGTACGCAGTAGCCAGGAACTCAAAAAAATGCGAGATGCGCTAATCGTTTGGACACTCTCAGGGATCATCACATGGACTTTCTTCTATTTGTAACCGACTTAGCGGTTAGGATTCTAAACCTATAACCACCACACAAGCCCCGAAAGGGGCTTTTCTTTTGTCTGCTATATTCCTGCAAATGGAATTACTTGACCCTGCGACACTCACACCCGAACCACCAAAGGACGGTAGGCATTTCATCGTCGTACCGTACAGGGTACTCAAAGATAAACGCATGCAGATAGGCAGGCTGAGAGTGCTACTCGCGCTTTGTTCCTATGCTCGCCATGATGGCGCTGTCTGGCCAAGCGTTCCTAGAATCGCTGAGGATACCGGCTACACGCTATCAACAGTCTCGCAGCATATCACCGCACTCACCGCCGCTGGATATATAAAGGTAATCAACAACAGTTACACCGTAGGCAAACGGGCGAAACCCAGACGGATCATCTACAACCCAGAACAAGTACTCGACGATGCAGACTGTATGCCTGAAGTCGAAAGCCAGGCTCAACAACAGGTAAAACCTATCGAACCGAAAGAATCAATCTCGCAACCTTTGGCTGATGAAACTAGTTTGTTCGTGATATACAGAACCGCAATGCAGCAACGCTTTAACATCACTCCACCCAATGAACCCAACATCTTCCGCAGGCTTGCGATGCGCCACACGGCGGAGGAATTCGAAGAATTAACACGCCGTACCATCGCATCTTCTACTGCGCCACCTGCTAGTGCTGGCATCTTCTTGCGCTGAGAAAAGGCACCCTTTGGGGGGGGTAGGGTACTGGCTCGATATACTCCCCCTCACACAAAATTTTCCCAGTTTTTCAGATTTAGGGAATTGGTGTAGAGCGGTGCGTACAGTTCACTCACTTTGTGAGGACTAAAGGCAATAGGCTTACTCCGCCCCCTTGTTAGAAGGCTTATGACCGAGTGTTAGTTAGGGGTTTCCCGACTACCTTGACCACTACATCTGGATCGGACTCAGTTCGTGGTGTTGGCCTAACACTGGTTTCTGCAAGAATTATCGCCTGTCTAGCGTTTATCCCTGACTGGTAGGGCGACTGGAGTATCTTATCCGTGAGGACTACGGTCGCCTTGCAGAATTGCGTTTGATCTAACTGTAGTCCTTGCCAAACCCTTCGTCAAGGGGATAAAGTGTTAAGTATGGCTAACAAAAAACAGATTCCGTCTTTGAAGGGTTTTGGTGGGGTAAGGCCGAAGCAGTTGGAACGGTCGTCTACGATTGCGAAGCATCGGGAGGCGATTGCGACTGAGATGCTTTGTATGGCGACTACCAGTGTGAAGGATATTATGGAGTGGGATTCTTATGGCAATGTGAAGTTGAAGGCCAGTAAGGACATTCCTGAGTATGCCCACCGAGCGATTAAGAAGGTCACAACGACTACGGATAAGGATGGTCGGGTGTCTACTAGCGTAGAGCTGCATGACAAAACGGCTGCCTTGCGTATCCTGGCAAAGGCGGCAGGGTTGCTAGAGCCAGAACAGAATATGGATAAGCCCAGTGTTATTGGATTTAATGTGAAAGCTCCTGATCTGGAAGCTGAAGCCGAGGTAGTCGATGAGTGATGGCTTTCCTGGGGTCAATGTTGACCTGACATCCTCCCCGGTTGCCTACAAATTCCTGCAAGACGATTCGTTTGTAACGGGAATTATGGGGCCAGTAGGTTCCGGTAAGTCATATGTGTCTTGCTTACGGGTGATGCGAGTTGCGTTACAGCAGAAACCCAGTCCGGTTGATGGTATTCGTTACTCCCGATTTGTGATCGTCCGTAACTCATACCCTGAGTTGAAGACCACAACGATCAAGACTTGGACAGATATCTTTCCTGAACATATTTTTGGGCCACTTCGCTGGACTCCTCCGATTACCCACCACATTAAGCTGCCACCGAGAGGAGATGCGGCTGGGGTGGACTGTGAAGTCATCTTTATGGCCCTTGACCAACCTAAGGATGTCAGAAAGCTGCTATCCCTAGAGTTGACAGGTGCTTGGGTGAACGAAGCCAGAGAGCTGCCCAAGGCTGTGATTGACGGACTTACCCACCGTGTTGGCCGTTATCCAAGCAAACGGGATGGTGGCGCTAGCTGGCATGGCATCTGGATGGATACCAACCCGATGGATGACGACCATTGGTGGTTCCGTCTTGCGGAAAAGGAACGGATTACAGGCAAATATGCGTGGAAGTTCTTTCACCAACCGGGTGGGATCATCGAGGTTCCACATGAAACATTGCCAGACAATCCTGAGGCAAATGACCACATTTTTGCGGCAGGAAGATGGTGGAAGCTCAACGAAAAGGGCGAGAACCTGAAGAACCTACCTCCTGGTTACTACCTTCAGCAGCTAGCGGGTAAGAACCTAGACTGGATTCGCTGCTATGCAGAGGGTCGCTACACTTATGTACAGGAAGGTAAACCTGTCTGGCCCGAATATGATGACATGTTGATGTCTTCTGACGAGATTGTGCCTGACCCGAACCTACCGATTCAGGTGGGACTCGACTTTGGTTTGACTCCTGCGGCGGTATTTGGGCAGCGTCATAGCTCTGGGCAGTGGCGGGTATTCCATGAGATCGTTACTTTCGACATGGGATTAGAAAGATTCGGTAACGAATTGATTTCTGAACTACAAACCCGATTCCCTAACTATGAAGTGCTGGTCTGGGGTGACCCTGCGGGTCAACAAAGAGACGCAATCTACGAAACAACAGCCTTTGAGTACCTGCGTACTCTAGGGTTACGGGCGCAACCTACGGCAACCAATGACTTTAAGGCTCGCCGTGAGGCTTCTGCTGCCCCAATGAACCGCCTCGTCATGGGTAAACCAGGACTCCTCGTACACAAATCGTGCAAATTGCTGAGAAAATCCCTTTCAGGCGGTTACCATTTCAAGCGAATCGCTGTAGGTGCAGGGCAAGAGCGGTTTAAGGACACGCCAAACAAGAATGAACATTCGCATGTGGGTGATGCTTTTGGTTACTTGCTGGTCGGTGGTGGCGAATACCGCAATATGACCCGCAAGAATACGGCAAGTACCAACAAGACCTTCATTGCCCAAACCCTGACAACCTCTGAGTTTGATGTCTTCTCTATATGAGGGCGTTAGACTTTAATCACCTTGTCAAAGCCCCTCCGGGCATTATTTTTGTCCCCTTTTTGCCAGAGCATGTTCGTCACCTAAAGGTTGAACAGAAGGATGTAACGGCTTTTGGCCCTAACGATGTTGCCGACATGCTGGCTTGGCAGGCCAAACAAGGCCGAGCCATCACCGTTTTGCTGCGTGGAAAACCCATTGGTATCTGGGGATCGGTCGATATGTGGTCTGGCGTAGAGGAAGCTTGGTTCGTTACCGAGGAGCTGACCCGACAGTACGCCGTGTCGATGACCAAAGTTGCAAAATTGTTCATATCCCTTAGATTTCAAGAGTCTAGCTTGCATCGTTTACAAATTACCGTAAGATGCGATGACAAGCGGGCTGAACGCTGGGCAAAATGTCTAGGCTTTCAAACCGAAGGAACCATGAAGAAGTATGGCCCTGATGGTGCTGACTTCTTCATCATGTCAATCACGAAGGAGAATTAACATGGGCGGACGCAGTTCTTCACCTCCACCACCTCCACCTCCAGCTCCGGCTCCACCACCAGAGCCAGTAGCAACCAGGGCACAAACAGTTATGGCAATGGAAAATGTTGCTATGAAGCGTGCTCGCCGTGGCGGTGGCTATGGCCGTGGTCTTATTTCCGAAGAAGAAGCCAAGAAGCTTGGCCGTGTTTCTACCTTAACCTAGGAGCAAAACATGAGCGGTTTATTTGGCGGTAAACCAGATACTTCTGGTCAAGAAGAGCAGCTTCGTTTGCAGCGTGAGCAGATTGAAAAACAAGAAGCTCGCGATTCAAAAAAGAAAGCAGACGAGGCACAACGGATGCAGGCTTCACTTCGTGCTAGACAGCGTGGTGGTCAGCGAGCGTTGATGTACTCAGGTCGCTTTGATGACGATGAAAGCACCCTTGGCGGTGGCACAAGCGTATGAACAAAGAAGACAAGGTTGCCAAGGTAATGCGAGAGTTTGCCAAGGGTAAGCTCAAGTCTTCTTCTGGTAAGAAAGTTACCAGTAAAGAACAAGCCGCAGCAATTGCGTATTCTGAAGCTGAGCGCAAGAAGAAATGACTCGATTGGTCGTCAAACGAGAATCGCTTGGGATCAACACCAAGCACACCTCTCCGTCATACATTGATGGCAGTGATGAGCAGGTTCTCGTTAGTGCAGACTATGGGTTGCCTACAGTAAGCCCGCTAGGCGCAAACCTTTTAGAAGGAAATGTTTTTTCTACTGGTTACACCTATCTTAATGCTACTCCATTGGCAGATAATGCAACGATGTCAATTGCAATTGCTTGGGGTTCAGGCGTTGAGCCTGCGATC